CTCTTAAAGATATTTACAACTTCAGTCTTGCCCATCACTTTAGCTCTTTGCTCACCGACTGTAAGTATCTGTATCTTTCTCGCATATGGCTTATTGATCTTTTTAACTTTTGTAACTGTGTTTCGTGCATCTGTTGGGGTGGCGAACTTGATGCTAACTGTGTCTTTAGGGTTTTCATCCGTGTACAGTCTTCTATCGCTACCTTTTGGCTTTTTACCCGTGCCAACTTTAGGATCTCTTTTTTTTCTTGACAACTTTCTTATACCCGCATGAAGTTTAGATGCTTTTCTTAATCCTTTGATTACTTTTCCTAGTGGTTTAGTATAATGTGGCATTAGTTTCTATACCCTCCTCCTGCTGCTTTATAGGCTTTCGCCATCATCTGAGCTTTACGAGCACTCCATTGCCCCGGAGCACCTCCTTTGCCACCAGCTTTGATTCTATTAAATATTCTTTTACGCAATTCAGGCTTAGTGTAATTACCTGCCTTGTTAACTGTGCTCTTAGATTTCTTTTTAGTAGTTTTCTTTTTTGCTGCCATAATTATGCCATTGGATTTCTCTTTTTAGCTCTACGGGTGCGTTTAAACGATCTGTTCTTTGATGCAGATTTAGTTGTCAAGTTTGCTAATCTATTATCTTTAGGATTACCATTCTTATGTGCTACATCCTTTCCCTTTACGTTGACCCCCTTCTTCTTTAGAAGGTTACGAGCAGCATTTCTGCTGTCTCGTCTTTTAATTTGTTCAGCCTTACCATGATAATTCTGATACTCTTTCTTATAATTTCTTTTTGTTCTTGTTTTTGTTTTTTTTGCTGTTTGTGTCATCGTATAAATTATTGAAAGTTGTAAAAGGATCTAGATAAGACTCATGAGCTTCTGCTGAGTGTAGCCACTGCGATGGTGCAAAATCAGGAGCACCCTCTCCAGTAACCCATAGTGCAGGACTTGTTGCTCTAACTCTATTGTTTGGCAAGGCAACTAAGTTACCAGTCCATTTACCAGCATCCAACAAATACAATACGTGTGATTGTTTATGTTGTGCTGGATCATCAGCTATATCGCTTTCTGTGTAATCGACAGTAAATAAATACTTAGCAGTAAAAAATTTATTGTCTATTTTGCATAGCCACGGAGAAGAACTAACTCTATCCATAACTATTACTGAATGATGCCTAGCTTCGCAGTCCCACGGTTGACATAGATGATCTTCCATTGGTTCTGCCCATTCGTCTACTGGTATGTCTGCTACGAGTGCTTGTATCGGCATTCTTGCCCACATTGCACCACCATGAACATTTTCTTTTTCATCGCATCCTGTGAACACGACTTGGAAACTTAATGACCTATCAGGTATTGTGTTAACTGCGAAAGCTAAAGCGTGAAGGAACTCACCATGATACTTAGAGTGATTGCAGGTAAATTCTCTACGTACCCAACATTTAAAATGTGGTACGTTACTGATTAAGTAAGACATTATCTACGTCTTGCCGCACCACCCCTTGACATCATTTTGGATTTTTTCATACCTGCCCCACCCTTAGACATGTACTTAGTCTTCTTCATAGCACCACCTTTGTTCATCATTTTAGATTTTTTAGTAGCACCACCTCGATTCATCATCTTGGATTTCTTTTTCTTCATTGGCATATTTAAGTCTCCCTATTTTCTTTTAGCTTTAGCCATTTTTACTATTCTATTTTTCATAGCTTTCATTTTGGCTCTTTTCTTCTCATCATCTATCTCTTTTAATCTAGCAGACATAGATATTCTACCCCCAAATTTAGATGGGGTAGTCTTTATCGAACTAGTCCTCTTAGACATTATAGGACTGGCAGATTTCTTTTTCATAAATTTTTGTATAGCAGCTCTAGTGCGAGGACCCATTATGCCATCGGCTGTTATCTTTGCTCCCATACGTATTAACTTCTTCTGCAAAGCTAAAGTTTTGTTATAGTCTTTTGTATTGGCTGCTGTTGCCCTAACTTTCTTTGTGCCTATGTTAGCATCTTTCTTCATGATGTTGGCAACTTTAATTAAGTCAGGCTTCCTTTTCGGAAGAGCTTTTAATTCACTCTTCAAGACATTTTGTGCTTTTTTAAGATTACTAGCAACTGTAGCATTGGCTAATAACTTAGCATCTACTTTTTGAGCTATATTTTTATTGATGTTTTTTGGTAATTTAGTTTTATTTAATTGAGTTTTTAGATTATTAACTATGGCTTTGTTTGTATCTCTAATATTCTTTGATTTTTCTATTTTCATCTTAACGAGTTGTATTAACTCTTTATCATCTATGCCCTCTAGATTTAACTTAGCCATGTTATTCTCCCTTTATTGTTTTGCCTTTAGTAATCTTGGCAAACGCTTCGGGACTAGATTTACGTAGTGCCTTTAATCCCGGATTTAGTGTAACAGATCCTCCAGCAACATAAAAGTGTTTTTTACCCATCACTGTTCCACCGTATGCCATCCGACCTTTTGCTTGTTGGGCATCCATTCTTCCCAATCTACCTGTTTTTTTCTGAATCAACTCCTCTTTAGCTTCTGCTAGTTTAGATTTCAAAGAATTTTGCACAACTTCTTTTGCTCTTTCTATAATACCTTTGCTATGTTTTTCAGAATCATCTAATACTTTTCTTGCTTCTGCTAGGGTCATTAACACCTCCACCTTCTTCTAGCTTGTCTTAATCTACTATTCGGATTTTTTGCTGCTTTAGGGAACTTTTTCATCTGTCCTGCTGATCTTGCACAAAAAGATTTACGTCTTGCAGCTCTTTTGCCTGTTGGTTTCTTCTCAGTTACTGCTGTTTTAAGTTTACTGCCGGGATTTTGCCTTCTATATTTGGCAACTCCCTTTGCAGTCATGCCTGCTCCACTTTTTGTGGGTCGCATGTCACCACTTTTTTGGGTAAAACCTTTTAATCCACCTCTTTTACGCTTTTCTGCCATTTTGTTTTTAATTTACCCTCTTCAACCATGCATTTATATTTCAAAGCATAGAAATTTGGCATATATGAGGGTAACTCTACAGCTATCTCATATGCTCTTTGGACACATTGCTTCTCTGTTTTGTATGGTCCTTCTAAATCTTCTAAAGTATGGCATATATTCGTTGTACCCATCAAACATACAAGCACGAATGCCTCAAACATTATACATTATCCTTCCAACCTTCTGCTTTCATAGCACGTTCTACATGCTTCAACCCAAAAGGTTTATTAAAATGTGCCTCCAACGCTGCTTTTACGTAGTAGACATCACTATGAGGGATATGAATTTTATGTAGTTTATTATTACGGACAGCACGGTAGAACTTTTCAAGTGTCATACCTGTGTATAGTTGTACGGATTTTTTCCTCATTGTCAAGATTTATGTAAATTTACGTAGGGGACTATAAGATTTACTACATAGTAAATGTTATTATATTATATCTGTATATAACATTGTAAATGTTAACATTATAATTGTAACTAGTTTTATCATATTTTTATTTAAAAGTCAAATACAGTAGAAGTGTTGTGCCCCGCCCTTAAAAAGCAGTGCTTATGTATAACATATTGACAGTTATCATTGTGGTTTACACTTAAAATACCTAATCTGTGTATAAGTTCATGATACATACGTGGGTACGGGGGTGTGGCAGTCGCATGGCACGGTCAAAAATGATAGTTTTTTAGTTGGATAGCGTCAAAAATGGTAAATTTTACCAAGTTGGTAAAAAAAGTTATTGATTTTATTGGATAATTTGAATTAAGCAAACTGTTATCGTATCAGTTTACCTTGTAAAACTTGGCATAAACCTTGCATTAGCAAATTCTATGCCAACTTGAAAAGTAGGAGCATATAATTATTTTTACATGATTTTAAAAGTTGGCATGATTCTTGCATACTATCCTTGTCAAGAATTTGACAGTTAGGAACGTCAAAAAGCTGCCATGTCAATAATTTGACAGCTTATAAACTTGGCATGATAATTGCATAATTCCTATATAAGTTAAATCTTACCAAGTTGGTAAAAAATGAAAGGATAAAAAAATGAGATTAAACAAAAATCAAATTGAATTTTATAATAGAATTGATCTTAATAAAAAATTAAGAAAAATCTCTAATGAATATAATATATCAATGTATAAATTAAAAAAGTTTTACAATGCTATAAATAATAATGATCAATTTGATATTCAAATAAATATTATTGAAGAGAAACAAATTAAATATTTATTATTCCAAGATCGTTTAGTTTTGGCATAAGAATTGCAAGTATCAACTGTTATTTTAATTAATTATGAAAGGATAAAAAAATGACACAATATATTGAAAATACTTTAAAGCTTATCAATAAAGAAAATAATTTTGATAAAAGTAATTCAAAATTAGTTATTGAGCATTACGAAGATTTAATAGACTTTTCTGCAATTTATTATAATTGTTATGATAAAATAAAAAAGTTAAACCTTGAAAAAGGTTTTAAAGCTGAATTAGATAAAGAGCTTAAAAAACAATCTTCAGAATTTTACCAAGTTGTTAAAAAATGTACTCCTAATCATTTAACTGCTATGCGTAAACTCGGTAAAAATCCTTTATCAGCTAAAAAAGTTGTTAAGGATAAAATTGCAGATTGTACAACTAAGAAAAAACCTATCAAATTCGCATCAATTAGAGGTATGGGAAATTTATTTAATACCCCTCCAACTGAAAAAACTTTAGAAGAAGATGTTAAAGAGTATTTTAAATCACGTTCTAAAAAGTACGATTGTTCAAATAAGAAAATTATTGATACAATTACGCAAGTTTTTCAAGCTGATATTGATGCTAAAAAACTTGAAGATGAACAAACAAAACAACTTGCTGATATTCAAAGTGCTAAGGACATGATGAATGTAGCATAACAATTTACAAAATATTGAGTGAGATTTATTTCTCACTCTTTATTTTTTTTTGTGTCACTACTATCCTAGTAGGGAGTGAGGAGTGAGGAGTGGCGAGTGATTTTTATAGAGGAGTGAGGTATGAGTAAATACTATTGGGATAATGGAATACGTGTAAACGTATCTCGTGGCAAGTTGGAATCATCTATGTCTAGGTTTGCCAAGCATGGCACGAGGAGAGATTTTGACTTTACGATTGTGGACAAAGCTGCCGAGTTTGCGAATCAAAAACAAGCTGACGATATGGCTATGAATGAGTCCTTACGTAAATTACAAGACCTATTCAAAGACTAGTATTTTTCTGTAGGATTCGTGTTTTGGCATGGATATTGCATAATATTTCTTACCAAGTTGGTAAAAAACAGAGGAGTGAAACATGGAAGATTTTGAAGATACTTACGTAGGTAAGTTGTGGCATATTTTATTGAATAGAGATAAGCGATCATTCAATGAATATTTTTCTGAGGAGCATGGCATTACATTAAATGATGATATCACAGATAGACAACTGTGTTTTTTATGTAAGGTAATGATGCGACTTGGTAACAGTAAGTTAATAGAAGTGGATTCAATACGTCAATACATGAGGGAAGACGATAGACAAGAGCAACCCCATGACAAGATCGAGTTTGAAGTGATGGAGCATGGACTCGTTAAAATTAAAACAAAGGAGTGAGATTATGTTTTGTAAGAAACAATCTAATGCGTGTAGTGATACGTGTTTATCTATTCCTATCCATAAGCATAGGAAACTTACCAAGTTGGTAAGAATTAGAGGGGGCATAGCTATTAGAGGTTTTAGCTATCCTAGATTAGTAACGTATGGAGACATAGGAGGAAAGAAATGACTAACAGATACGAGACTAGAAGAAAATTAATTAGATATTCAGACTATTGTTCATATGCAATGATATTCTTTTATCTTAACGCAATAATATTGGCATTCCCTTTAGCCTTATACTTTGAGAATAATCTAATTTTTTGGATTATCTTACTATCCTTTGGCTATTGTGGCATAATGTGTATGGCTTTATCGTTTATATTAGCTGAGAGGGCATATAATCGTAACTAAAACTTACCAAGTTGGTAAAAACAGAGGAGAGACAAATGACTATCAGTTCAAATCAATACTATAAGCAGTTAGAGGGTTTTACTATAAAAAAATTCTTAGGAGAAGATGCAGAAGGATTCCCGGAATTTATTTTGACTAAGCCTAGATATGAAGATGTTAAAATTGCAGTAAGTGCAGACCCCGAAGGTAATTATGGTGGGTTTTTATTTATAATGAATGGAGAGGAGTGAGACATGGCATATTATTTTAAGTGCGAAAGCTGCGATAAAGAGGAGCGTTTTGCTTATCGTAGTGACAATGGAGAGTATCACGATTATTGCAATGAGGGCAAAAAGCAAGAGTATGAGACTGTGATTTGTACTACTTGTATATCTAAGAAAGTGAGACTAAAAGGTAACTATATAATTATTTAACTAGAGGAGAGAACTATGAGTATAGGAATATCAATATCAAAGATAGAGTTCTACATTTATGATGTGGAAAGTGGAGATGAGATAACAAACGGAGATGGTTCTGCCAAAACATTTGTATTGAAAGATGGCGAAGCAAAGGATGCTTTTGATAATGTTATTCAAGAAGAATGTAATGAATTAGACCTAGATATGTTAGAGGAGATAAAAGATGGAGAATATTGAAGTTGATGTATATTTCAATGTTACTAGAAAAGTATTTAGTATACGACAAGATGGGATTGTGATCGCTCATAGGAGTAATTTATTCCTTACACATTCCAAGTTTATTGTTCGTGAGAGTGGACAAAAGCGAGTGAGGGAGACTGGACATAAGAATGTTCATGCCTTTGTTCGTGGAATGTGGGATCAAAAGGATTACCATACGTTCAAAGATCTATTGTTATGGAGAAGGGTATCTTACAATCCTAAGAGAGATGACTTCTTTATGGTGCAGAAGTTTTCTGATCCTACACAATACAAGGAGCTAGATAGGAACATGACATATGCTGTAGCACTAGAAACAGAGAATGGTAAACCAATAACACGTATTTAGAGAGGAGAGAACTATGACATATAAACTATTTGGAGTTGGTAGTAATACCAAGATTGTAAAAGGAGATGGGTCTGAGTACATGACTGCTATTATGCATCTCAAGCCTATGAATACCAAGATCTGCCCTTTTCAGAATGTGGCTAAGTGTAAAGAGCCATGTCTGAATACTGCTGGTCGTGGTATATTCGACAACATACAAGATGCGAGGGAGCGAAAAACTAATCTGTATCTTACAGACAAGGTTACGTTCATGGAGTTTATGTATCAAGATATGACCACGTTTAGACGTAGAATGCATAAGCGAGGTATACAACCATGTGCGAGACCGAATGGTACTAGTGATATTCTATTCGAGAGGACTAATCTCATGAAGGATTTTAGTGACATACAGTTCTACGATTACACCAAGACTTACAAGAGGGCATATGCTGACTTGCCTTCTAATTATCATCTTACCTTGTCTTATAGTGAGGCTGATATGGACTATGCTAATACCATATGGAAGGCAACTAGGGATACTGGTAAGAACATGGCAGTTGTGTCATCACTACCCATGCCCAAGAAGTTTAGGGGTTTGGATTGCATTGATGGGGACAAAGATGATCTACGTTTCTTAGATCCTCAAGGTGTATGTGTGTGGCTATCTGCAAAGGGCAAAGCTAAGAAGGATACGAGTGGCTTTGTTGTACATAATCTATATTCGTATCTACACAAAAACATTAATAGAAAGGTAGCATGATGGCATACGTAACGACTATGAAAGATTTGTTTTGTATGTTTGAGCTACACAAGAAGTTGTGTGAGTTCAAGAAGTGCAATCCACTAAACTTTGATGACTTCACTTTAGTGTTCATCGAGAGTGGGTACACAGATATACAATCAAATGCATTCAGAAAACTTACCAAGTTGGTAAAAAATGATGATTAAACCAATCAACCCAATTGCGAAAGCAATGGCACACAATAGGCGAAGAAAGCAAGTTGTGCCAAACAAGAAGAAGTATGATCGCAAGAGTGAGAATACTTTTAAACAACAACTCAAAAAAGAGGAGAGTAAAAATGAAAGATCTTAATGTTAGCACCCTCAACGACATGTTAGGGGCATTATCTACACGCAAGAGACCTTGCGACATGGAGAACATACTTAATCATGAGGTGTACTCTAAGGGCAGGGGTGAGCATATCAAGATAGGAGACATGGCACTAGAGCATGTTCTTCGTAAGTTCTACTTGTTGCTTAACGATGATCAGTTTGACAAGAAGAAGCCATCTGATACGCAAGTGTACCATGATCTACATGCCAAGATAGCCAAGCTAGATGAGCTTCTTGAGGAGAAAGATGAGATCATAGATAAGTTTGCTAAAGAAGAACATAGATGGAGAAAAGCATATCATGATAACTTCAATCTTGAAGGACATAGATATACCTTCAGCGACATACCTAACGATGCTAGTGGTAGGGCATTCGTTGCACAACTAAGAGAGTATCTTAACACAGATTCCTATAAGATAAGGGTACGTGGTCAGTATCTAGTTGATGGTGAGAATTGGAGAAGATACTCTTTCGGTCAGCCCATAGAAAAGTCTAAGTGCTTACGTGTATATGTGGACAAAAAATGAGAGTGTCCACATTAGAAAAGCCACTTAGTAACTTGTGGGCGAATGCACAGAGATACTCTGCCAACTTTTATGATACTAGGTATCCTATCTGTGGGCAGTATCTTGTGTATGCAGTTGTAGGTAGGAAGTGGGTGCGTATCACACAAGGGGATTTAGTTACCCCTTCTAAGGTACGTTCTCAGCTATCTAGATTTAAGATGTCAATACAAGAATGGAACAAACTTAGAAAGGAGAAGTTTCATGGAAAATAAAACTAAATATTGGAATAGACCATATAGCAAAAGATTATATGATTTAACTAAAGCTAGTATTGATAAAATCAATCATGATAATGAGATTTACGAAAAATCATTAACTAAAAAGCAAAAACAAAATCGTGATTTATTACAAGGGAGAGATCAAAAATGAGTAAAGTATTGTATGAGGTGCGTAATGGTACGCATGTTCAATGGAGCTTAGATAAGAGTGATCTTTCGCTCTTTACTGAGGGTAAGGTTATACCTCAACTACAAGGTGTCAAAGCAAAGAAACTAAAGTTTGATTCATATAAGAAGATGGTGGATCACATGAGTTCTGTCTTACAAATGATGTCTTATTTAAGGAACAGAGGACATGCCTAATTGGATTGTTACATATGATGATGTCATTGAAGCCGACACAGAAGAAGAAGCTAGGAAGAGATTAGTGCGTGTCCTAGAGTCTGATGTGGCATGTAATGATACTAGTGCATTTAAATTTAAGATACACTATACGTGTTATAAATGGAAAGGAGATGAGACATGAGCTTAATTGAATTAGAGAAAAAAATAAAAGAGCATAAGGTCATAGAAAAGTTTAAGGATGGTGTGACGGATGCTATGTTACATGGCACAAGAGATGAGAAACAATCACATCATTATTATAAGCAAGGCTATGACTTTGGTATAGATTTGTTTTGTAAACAAGAGGAGTGGACACATGAGTAGCACACAAAGAGATCAGTTAAGTGAGGGTGGCAAGACTATCTTGAAAGCACCTAAGAATCAAGAAGAAGTGATACAAAAATATGAAGAAGGAGCTTTCTTAATAAAGAAGTTTTATATGTTTATGTATGAGGATGAAGACAACTTATATTTCAAACATAAACTCACAAGAGACTATGTAGCAATACGAAAGGAGAAGCTATGAATGTACTAAGTTTATTTGATGGCATGAGTTGTGGGCAGTTAGCCTTGCAACGTGCTGACATCAAGGTAAAGAATTACTTTGCATCAGAGATTGACAAGTATGCCATTGAGGTAGCTAAGAAAAACTTCCCGGATATTGTGCATGTAGGAGATGTAACCGATATCATGAGGGGTATTCCTATGGATAGAGTCAAGGATGATTGTCTACTAGAGATGATGGCTACAAATATAGACTTGATACTTGCAGGATCACCTTGCCAAGGTTTTTCTTTTGCGGGTAGACAACTTAATTTTGATGATCCTCGCAGCAAATTATTCTTTGAGTTTATTAGGATCGTCAATAATATCAATACGAGAAAGGCACAGTTGGGTAAACCACAAGTAAAGTTCTTGTTGGAGAATGTACGTATGAAGAAAGAGTCACAAGATGTGATTACGAATGCTCTAGGTGTTGAGCCTATTGCAATCAACTCTGCCCTCATGTCAGCACAGAATCGTAACAGATTGTATTGGACTAACATACCTAACGTCACACAACCACAAGACAAAGGTATTGTTCTATCTGATATACTAGAGGACTTGCCATTTGATGAAGCACCCAACTACCTCAAGGGTACATGGTGTGGCAGAGTGCGAGGAGATCTAGTCAAGTCTGTTGATGATGATAAGGCACATTGTCTTACTGCATCTATGTACAAGGGGCAGATACCTACGTTTGTCAAAAGCAAGAAGCCTATACAAGTAGGTGTTGCTAATGACATCAAGGGGTTTGATATTATCAAGAGAGTGTATTCACCTCAAGGTAAGTCACCTACCCTTACGACTATGCAAGGTGGACACAGACAACCAAAGGTTGCCATTGGTCGCATTGTTAATCGTAGGCTTGATGAGCATGGGACTAGAAAAGATAACCAACTAGAGTTGCCATTCACTACGCAACTTGAGGTTAGCGATGGTGCAAAGTCCAACTGTCTTACCACAGTACAGAAAGATAATGTGGTGGTAGGCGAAGACTTCTTGTACCGAAAACTTACACCACTAGAGTGTGAGAGATTACAAACCTTGCCTGACAACTACACAGAAGGTGTTTCCAATACTCAGAGATACAAGATGATTGGGAATGGTTGGACTGTAGATGTCATAGCACATATATTGAAAGGAATAAAATAATGTTAATGGAATCGTTAATGTGTCTAGCACTTAATGTGTACCACGAAGCTAAGAATCAAAGTTTCATTGGGCAAGTGGCAGTTGCACAAGTTGTGATGAATAGGGTCAAAGATCCTAGGTATCCCAACAATGTCTGCGATGTAGTCAAGCAAGGCTTAACATATAAGTGGAAACCATCGTTACCAATAAAAAATAAATGTCAATTTAGCTGGTATTGTGATGGGAAAAGTGATAAACCTAAACAAAAGAAAGCTATGGAGACTGCTATGCATGTTGCTAACGGTGTGTATAATGGACATCTAGATGACTTTGTTGAGGGTGCTACACATTATCATGCCTACTATGTTAATCCTAGTTGGGCAGAGACTAAGACGTATGTAACTAGAATAGACGATCACATATTTTATAGGTGGGAAAAGCATGACTAAAAAAGATACTAGGCGAGATGCTTGGAACTTTGATTATGTAGGAATGAAAGCATACATCTCACCAAAAGAAAAGAAATACCAAGATTGGGTATATATGGCAGATGACCAAATGAACAAAGTTCTGAAGACGGTAGTTATTTTGCTACATGTCTATGGTTTATTTGTATTTGTAAAGGCAGTATGGGAGAAATTTCTATGAGAATAATTTTAATTACACTGATGATTTTAGTCAGTACGTATGCATGGGGTGGTAGTTGGAATGACAAGCCTGTCATGTGTGCAGAAGAGCAAGAGGTTCAATCAGCTATAAAAGAGAAGAGTGAGACCTTGTTGTTTAATGCAGTACAACTGACTAAAGTTAGAAGTAAAGAGGGTTTGCAAGAGAGGATTGAGTCTCTTCCCTTGCAAATATATGTCAACTTCGATACGAAAACATTTACTGTGGTGGAGTATCATCCCGAACATAAAATATATTGTATCGTAAGCTATGGCACAGACTTAAACTTACTACAACAACTATAATTACAAACAATGGAGAAAGGAGAATATCATGCCATTAGATTTTGTAACTAACCCTTTATTTCAGATAGAGGGATCTGACCTTGACTTCAAAGTAGGCTTCAAGCCAACCAAGATGAAAGGCAAAAAGTATGTCATCAACAAAAGTACTGGAGACTATATCGGTATTGTAGGCGATGGCTTCAAGTGTGCATCACACCCACAGTTTTTCAATGGGATCAAGCAAGTGATACAAGACAATAGATTGCCTCACGAGCTAGAAGATGCAGAGGTAAAGATCAAGACTGCTAGGAATAATGCCTTTGGTTTCTTGGATATCATCTTACCTAATGTTCAGCATGAGGTGATCACCAACAAGCATAGGACTGTCATCAATGAACGTATCATTGCTTTGCATGGTATTGATGGGTCTTGTTCTAATCAAGTGCATACTGGTGCTATTGATACTTATTGTAGCAACGGACAGATCACTGGGGACTTCAGCAGTATCGTGATGAAGAATACTAGTGGCTTTCTCTATGGTAACTTTATCAATAGAGTTAAGAAAGCTAGAGCTAACTTTGAGTTGCGTTGTCAGATGCTACAGAAGTGGGCAGATACACCTCTCAATGTAGATGGTAAGACATTCTTATCTAGCATCATCAAGTCTGAGAAGATGGTAGACAAGATGTATGAGTTAGCACACAGAGAGATTGCCAAGCGAGGTAAGAATGTGTTTGCTCTTTACTCTGCTTTCACTAACTACTCTTCTTATGCTGATGACCACAATGGTTTCACTCTTAGAAATACTGGTCACGACACTAAGGCAGAGTCCATGTGGAAGAGAGAGCAAGAGGTTGCCAAGTGGATAAACTCACCACAGTTCAAGCAATTGGTGGCAGCGTAATGAAGACAAATAAGTTACTACAAGAATACTATTTATCGTTTGATTTCAACAACTTACGTGATGAAACCAAAGCACAATATAAGTATTTTCTTAGTGTAGCTATGGATACAAATGTTGGTACTACTCGCACTTTGGGTAGTACTAACTTATCTGATATCACAACTAAGAATGCTAAGATGTGTTACGAAAAATGGTGTGAAAAAGGCATACATATGGCGAATCATGTCATGTCTGTGTCAAGAGTTTTAGTAAATTATGGTATTCAAATGGAGTATTGTAACTCAAATCCTTTTTCAAATGTAAAAAAGAGGACACCTGAACAAAGAAAGGTTGTTTGGCAGAAAGAAGATGTCAAAAAGTTCCTAGATCATGCTTATTCTCACTTTAATTATAGAAGCATAGGTTTGATTGTGCATATGGCATACGAGTGGTGTCAAAGATTGGGTGACATGCGAGTGTTAACATGGGACAGTTTGGATTTGGACAATCAAAAAGCACATATCAAACAGTCAAAGAGAAAAGCAGAGGTGTTCTTGCCTATATCTGATGATCTTAACGACATGTTAAAATCTCAACGTGAGGACTTTGGATTTCAGAGGTATGTTACCCCTAGACCGAAGCCAAGAAGGGGTCTGTATGAGCCTTATTCGCTCACTAAACTACCATTCATAGGTAGGAAGATCATGAATGAAGCAGGATTGTCTGAAAATTTGCGATTATCTGACCTTAGAAGAACTGGTACAACAGAGATGGTAGATGCTGGAGTATCTATGGGTAATATCATGGCAGTAACAGGTCACTCTAATCCACAGAGTGTGAAACCATACATGAAAAATACCTTTACTTCTGCTAACT